GTCGTCATAGCTAACGACGTCGCACCAGTCGCGGCCCGTGATCCAGAGCTGGTGCTGTACCTGCCAGTGGTATTCTTCGGCGTGACTGCCGTGCAGGAGGGCATCGAGATGCTTTTCCATCGACCACGGGCATTTGATTTCCAGTAGGCCATCAGAATCAACCAGTCCATCGGGAGACGCGCCCACGTAAGGCACAGCGGCGATTGTCGCCATCCCCACCATCGAGACATCGGCACCGGTTTGCGAGCAATACAGCGCACGGGCGGGGCCTTCCAGGGCGGTTCCCCGTCGCATGGCTTCGTTGACGAAGACCTCGGGCGAGCGTCCAGTGATGCGTTCGACCACCAGAGTGGCGAATAGGTTGCGACGAGCGGCGAGCGGTTCGCCTTTCTTGGAAATGGCCATCATGTCGGCGGCGCGGCTGGCGGTGATCTTGCCGACGCGCTCAGTGAGCCATTCAGGTGAGCCTTGTGGATCGGTGGAGTAGTTTGTCATTTGGTCGGTCCTTTCGGTTTTTTGATGCGGGCGTTGATTCGGACGTTGATTCGGACGTCGATGCGGGCGCTGATGCGGGTGTTGATGCGCCGGTAGATGCGGTCGCCGATGCGGTTGTCGATGCGGTCGTAGAAGCGGTCGCAAATGCGATCGCTCGCGGGTTTCATGACCGATCCTCGTCGTTGTCTTCGCGGCGCCTGTCCTCCTCGTGGAGGCGCTTTGCCTCGTCGAGCAATTGATTGGCCAGCAAGAACGATCCCCTCGCCGACAATTCCCGAGCTCTTGCTGCGAGATCTAGGGTGAGCTTACGCAGCTCCATCGAACGCCCGGTTTTCATGCCGGCCGCGTGACCGCGCTTGTAGGCGTCTTGCAGGTTGGCGGTAACAGCAGGGATGGCGCGTGGATCGTCTTTTGATCCAAGGCTCCAAACGAGATCGGCAAGCGGTTTCATGCGGTCGGTCCTTTCAGTTTGCGCTTGGCGATGATCGCCCTTGCGCGTTTCACCCGGTCTACTTGTTTCATCTTGCGTTCGAGGCAAACCGGGCAGGTTACCTTCGAATGCTGCACATAAAGCATCGCCCCATCGAGAGCCCTGGCCCCACACCAGGCGACCCCATAGATTGGGGTCGCCCAGTGGCGAACAACTACCACGGGATATCGTCGTCCCCTGCGTTCCGCGGCTGCCTCGTCGTCGTCTGTTTATTGAGTTGACGCACTTTCCAGGCCGCCAATGACGAGTAGTATTTGCCGTTCCTTTCGCGCCCTCGAACGTCGAATTGAACCTCAACGACGTCCCCGACCTTGTAACCCAGGTCCATAAATGCCTCGATGTTTTTTCCCACCACGTCAAACGGCACCTTTTGCGGATACCGATCGTCGGTTTCGATCGCAATCGTCATTTTGCGGAATTTCTCGGTCACTTGCTCAGGCGTGCCAATGTGTATCAGCTTCCCGGCCAGCCTGTAGATCGTACTGCTACTGTTCATGTCTTCGATTGTCTCCTCATGTGGCCTTCTAACACAAATTCATATCGCTAGTCAGCTATTTATTGAGTATCGCGTGGTTCATTGCAGCTGCGGCAGCCGTAGCCCCGGCATGTACCGCAGTAGGCGGGTGGAGATTCGGCGCAGGCCTTCTTGTCGTCTTGCTCTACCTGGAGCGCATCGGCCACGTTGATCGCGTCGTATTCGGTGCGAGCCACGACGGCGCGTAGGGTTGAGCGTAGGACGCGATCGTAGGTGGTCTCATAGTGGGTATAGGTCGCGACTCCGAGTAACTCCGGGCCTTCTGGCGAGCTCGGATCGATGGCGTCAACGACGGCCCTGCGTGTGACATCGGGTGGGCATTCGACATCGATCCAAGGTCGCGAGTCGAGCGCATAGATAGCGCGGATAGATGCGCCCCACTGAGCAAGAGTCATGGAGGCAATCATGGCGTGGGCTCCATTGAATCAAGGTCGTCAACCGAGGTTATCACCACGCTTGTGATGTGTTCGAATTTATCGTAGAGCATCAAGGCAGCATCGTCGCGATTCTCAGCAACGTGCGATGCAACAAATGTGCGCATGGTGCCGATAGACCCGATCCGTCGGCCGGAAAACCGCATTGTGAAGCGCTTCATGGGCGCACCGCCACGGCTTGCGCTGATGCCTTGAGCCTCGCGCGCATCATCATTGATTTGTTTCTTCGTCATTTGGTCGGTCCTTTGTTTGTGGGTTGAGGTTGAGGTTTTGCTCCCGTGCGCCGATCGGCGAGCGCACGCACGGGTGGGGGGGGTTAAAACTGCGCCTCGTGGCGGAATCCGACGAGGATCGCGCGCGCGTCTTCGGGTGCCATTTGCGCGAGCACGTCTTCCGCTGCGTCCCATTCGGGCTCAATCGCGTAGGGGATTGGATCGAAATCCGCATCAGTGAGAGGGATGGATGCGATGATTTGAGCGTAGGTCATTGGTCGGTTCCTTTCGTCGGTTGGTTGGCTTTGAGTGTCCTATGAGACTCCCGAGGTTGCTCGGGAGCCCGAACGACGCTCAAAGGCGCATCGGCATAACGACGCAGATCCCGGTCTGCTTGTAGACCTTAAAATCCGCCTCGCTCTCCCATGACATGGGCGTAATGATCACCGGATCAAGCGCACCCCCATACTGATAGATCGAGACACCATTTTTGCACCCCAGCGCAGCTTTCGCGTCCGATAGATAATCGGCGTTGACGCCCCAAAATGCGGATCGCGCGGGCTTCGCCTCGCTGAATGGATTCGGGATCACTTGATCGTAGGGCGGCGGCGTTCCGTCAACGGGTCGGGTAAAAGTCGGGCCGCCCGGGACCGCAAGCGCTCCATTGGCCAAGATCGTTGCATGTGTTGAGCCCTTGGTTGCAGTCTTGCGGGCGGCCTTGATGGCATCGGCAGTGATCCATCCCGTGTGGTCTCCAGCGTCTACCGTGACACCTATGCGCGCCAATCGCCATCCGTCGCAAGCTGTCAATGTGCGGGTATCAACGTCGTACCACGCGTTCACAAGGTGCGGGCGAGTCGGGTCGGTTGATAGGGAGTTTTCGATTTTACAGTTTTTGGGGAATTGCATTGGTCGGTCCTTTCGTTGGGCGATATTGCCCGAGAGAGACCCGAGTAACCTCGGGTCCTACTCGCGCAAGGTCGCTTACTTGGCGCTTGGTAGGCGTAGGCGCGCACCCGGGACGGCTGCAAGTCGTTGAAACCCGTACTCTATCGACGCAGGTATATCAGTCACGTCGCACGCGTACGGCCGCCAACGGGTCCATGTCATACCATATCCGTTGTACTCGTAGAATCGGCGAAACCACCTCCCATCGGAGGCACGTGCAACTTGCAAGGCGCGACCGTACGTATCGTTTCCTACGTACAGCGTGGGGAGCGCGGGAGCGGCAGCAATCTGTTCTCGGGTCATTTGGTCGGTCCTTTCATTGGGGCGATATTGCCCGTTAAACATTGCCATTCAGGAACACAAGAGGGTAGCCATCGGCTGCACGGTACACATATATGTCGAGCCCGCTGATATTAATTTCCAGGTCAAACCCGGCGTCAACAAACCCGGCGTCAACAAGAGCCCTCGCGATCTCGTCGTGAGCAGCGTGATCGATCGACACCCATCCAACCCAATCTTCACCGTCGGTCTCGTATGATACCGTCCCGCTGTCAAGGTCTGTTAAACGACAGGCAACAGGCTTGCAAACTGCATAGGTCATTGGTCGGTCCTTTCAGCGGTTGGCTCGATTGCCAACCCATGAATACAATATACATCCGCAATGTGAGACTGTCAACAAAATATTGAAAAATAGTTGGCGAATTGTTGAGCCCTACAGCGCACGCAAATTTTCAAGCCACTGCGGTACTCGAATGCGGAGATCGCGCAGCTAGAGCGAATTTAAGTTTTGCGTCACGCTCATTACACGCGCTCCGCGTCATAACGAGCTCGATGCCTTTGTGGTATATTACGCGGAATGCGCAGAGACGACGTACACCACGGCAGAGTGTTTGTGACGCAAGTAGCAAAAACGGCAGGATGCACAATAGGTAGGGTAATTCAATGCGCAGAGTCACTCGGGGTCAACGTGGTGACGATGGTCCCGGTCATAAAATGGGTGAGAGAAGAGCATCCAAATGCTAGGCCGCTGAGTAAGGAAAAGCGAAGTGGACGGCAACCCGGGCAACGTGCTCCATGGCGTTACGTATCCCCACGTGACGCGAAGCGTCTTATCCAGGCACTACTATCAGGCTAGTGCACCGTAACGCATCGCACCGCCTGTGCTAGCGGTGGTCTCAATATAAGGAGGCGTCAGCCTCCGGGCTACGCCGCTACGGCTTCCGCGATCCGGAGTTAGAGGTGCGTCCCGTTGGTCCGCACAAGGGCGTAGATCCATTTCAGGCGTTCAAAGCCTTCCGGCTTCTCCTTGCCTTCAATGGACTGCAGGGCTCTGGTGGCGAAGCCACAAAAGGACGACGGTCGATTCTCGACCTAACACGTTTACCGAGTAGACGGTAACCACTCGTATATAGATAGGCTTCGGGTCTCGCCTACGGACGTAGCCTACTGGCCACGCCCTACGGCTCCCCCCTACACAATGAGGATGGCTACGCCATTGTTTTAGATCCTAGTGGGCGCTACTGCGCACGTATTCCTTGGTAGGGGTAGGTGCGCTTGCGCAGCTGCCCCGTGCTGCGCTTGCGTGCTACTTGGCTACGCTTGTGTACATGTGGGTAGCGATGTGAGCGTAGCGAGCGAGCGGTGGTGAAGATGTGAGAATTGGAGTTAGGGGGATGAGAGGGGGGTAGAAAAGTAGGGTACCCCTCCCGCAAAAAATCCAGTGATTTTCGATAGTTACTACCTACCGCGTCAAAGCAAACTTGCATTCTCATTGTGTCTGGGTAATATCGTCATCGATGTCAACGTTTGATTCCGCTCGGAACACGACTGGACTTGTCCAGTTGGACGTTGAACATCCGTTGTCTAGGAACGAAACTGTGAAGCGAGTCGGTGTAGAAAGAGCCAAGTGTGGGGCCGTTACCCGCGGCTACTTGGAAGCGCAGAGGTCCGTGGATGTTACCCACGGATACCTGAATGCGAATAGATCTGCTCTCCGTGTCTCGTCTAACTCGCCACGGAAACGTGGGATTCTCAGTGGAGTCTGTAATTGGCGACGTCTGGTGTTAGCTAACGAGGCCGCCTGGTGTGAACAACCAGGCTTGCGAGCCAACAGCGAGCATCCGCACAAAACTAAACTGCTGTAGGTGTGCTCTCGGAGCAAGCCTTACGGCTTACTCCTTCGCACCGATCCACGAAGCAAATACCCTCCGCATCCACTTTCGCCCCACGGGCTCAAGTGGACGCTCTTGGAGGGTTCGGTGGTAAAATACGGGTCTGCCCGCTGCATTTTTGGCGTCGGTTTATGACGCGGTGCACTGGGCGGTGAGCGAATTAGCGGGGGATGATGAGGTTGCCGGTGGGAGGTTGTATGACGCGTATGTCATCGCCAGGGACCTTGAGGATGGTGGCGCCGAGTGAGGCGATGCCGAGCATTCCGAGGACTTCGCGGTAGCTTGATGGCATCTGGCTGATGAACCCGGTGAGGTCGCTGTGGGAGTCGCGGGCGCCGGATTCGGTGTCGCAGATGCGGAGGGGGGTATTGGTGGTGTCTCCGCTTTTGAAGGTGAAGACTGCGGCGATGATGTAACGCCAACCTTGTTCTTGTGCTTGCTCCATGTGGTGATATGTTACAGTTCGGATCATGAGCGAGCAAGGCAAGGTGGTTTCGATGGCGGAGAAGCGCCTTGAACGCTTGCGCAATGTGCGCGAGGCGATCTACGAGAAGGCGGCGGCGGTGGTGGGGTTGGCGACGATTGCGGCGGACTACGACCCGGAGAATGAGGAGCCGATAACGGCGGCCGAGGTGGAGGAGGCTGGGGGGCCGCGCAAGGCGGCGGCGAGGAGGAGGATCATGCGCGACATGCACAAGCCGGGTGGTGAGGCGCCGGTTTATCTGGCTATTAACGAGCGCATTTGCAAGAACTACGAGCGGATCTTGATGGCCGAGAAGGCCGGGACGCAGAATAACTTGAATATTGCGGTGTTCATGCAGAACAAGGAATCGGACCCAACCATCAGTCGAAACGACTACGAGGCGATTGATATCACCCCGGAGGGCGACGAATGAAGGAAGTGGCGAAGTTTTGGGTAACGCACGCGCGCAGTGGCATGAGCGGGTGGCTGGTGGACCGTGCGGGGAAGGCGATACTTGCGCCCGAGCCTGGGTGTCTGGTGCATGTGCAGGCGGGGGCGTCTGAGCAGACCAGGCCGTTTGGGGACGGGCAGTGGTTCGCGAGGGACCGGAAGCCGAAGTTGCTCCAGGGCGCCAAAGCGGGGGTGGCGTATGAGGCTATCCGGGCGTTGTCGAGGGCGACGGGGGATTATGCGTCGGCCGGAAAGGAGCTTTCGGCGATCCACGATGAGGAGCGGGCAAAGTTTTTCGTCGATGGACCTTCTGCGCTCAAGGGGAAGGTTTCGACGGATAAGCGGGCCCAGAAGCTCTGGGATGCCATTATGAAGGCGTTGGAGGACGAATGACGACGCCGATCAACCGTGCTCTTTCAAAAACGCCGCCTGCGCCGAAGGAAATCGACCGGTGGATTACGCACGAGCTTTTGCCGGTGGCGCTCGCCATGCGGACCATCATCAACGAGGAATCGACCGCCCTCGTGACCGGTGACGTGACGAGTTATGAGTGGGACTTGGATCTGGTGGGGATCTTGTTTCTCGAACCCACCGGGAGCGGGTTGATTTCAGTGGACCCGCGGGTGGAGCTTTCCAAGCTGCGCGCCGGTCGAAGGTATCTGCTTCACGTTACCAATGAGACGGGCGGCGATATCACCATGACTTTCTCGTCGGACTTCAACGCCAACGCCCCGGTTATCCCGGACGGGACGACGGCGTGTTGGGAGTTCCTGGTTATGCACCCCGACTCAGCAGCAACAGCGAAGTTGCAGGAGATATAACCATGCCTCAGTTTGTGCCCGAGGTAGTTTCAGGCGGAAACGTTGTCTTCTCGGGCGGAGCCTCGTCGGGCTCTCTATCGAGCATCGTATTCTCCAATGGCAACGGCGTGTCGTTCGGGCTGAATGGATCAACCATGACCGCCTCGGCGGCAGCAGGAGGAGGAGGCGTTACCCCTGCACTCTCGGGAAGTAACGGGTCGTTTTCGTTCTCCACGGCAACCCTTGGCAACCTGAACGGGCTCTCATTCTACACGTCCAATGGATCGCTCGTTGCATCGCACAACGGCCTCACGACTGCGATGGCCTCGAACCGTGGAACCGACTTCGTTCAGGCAACAGCGGCGTTCGCCGGAACGTCTGCCAGCGGAACGATTGCTTCCAATGGGATAAGCGTGTCCATCGGGCCGTACATCACAACGGGCGCACTTTCGAATCACTCCCACGGAAATCCGACTCTCAATCTGACGAACTTGTCGGGAACCACGGCGAGCAATAGCGCCGGATTCACGCTTTCACTGTCGGCAGCAACAGCAGGAGGCGACACGGCGCTTACCGCGTACGCAAACGGCAATACAACACAATCGTCAACGGGGACGCTGCCCTTGTCGTCCCTGATATTTCGCGGCGAAGGCGTGGCAAGCGTTGGCGTCTCAAACGGCTCTGTTGTCGTGTCAGTGCCCGCGGGCGGCGGGGCGCTGACGAATATTAATGTATCAGCGGGAACGACATCGAACCTTTTGAGCGCGCTCACGTTCAACAATGCAAACGGTGTCACGTTCGGACTGAATGCATCGGTCATCACCGCGTCACACAACGGGCTAACAACCGCAGCCGCGAGCGACCACACACACGGCGGGTTCAACCTCAACCTGACGAACATCAACGCATCTATTTCGTCATCGTCAAACGGTCACACGCTGAATCTTTCCGTTCCGCAGAATACTGTTTCTGTGGGCGGGAACAGCATGACGTTCGGGAACCTTGCTTTCAGCAATGCCAACGGGGTTACGTTCGGCCTTTTGACGACAACGGGCGGATCGGGGACAATTACAGCGTCAATCGCCACGAATCAGACGCTTTCGCTTTACGCTGTCGGCGACACCACGCTCAGCACATCGGGCACAGCCGCCCTCTCAGCGCTGAGCTTCCGCGGTGACAGCTCAGTATCCGTCGGAGTCTCTAACGGTTCGGTAGTATTCCGAGCACTCTCCAGGGGAATCAGCGTTTCAGCCGGGACCCAGCAGGATCTGGTCCCAAATCTCGTTTTCTCAAACAGCAACGGCGTGACGTTCGGATTCAGCGCATCCACGATAACAGCGTCAGTAAACGCGGGCGGCGGCGCAGGGGCCACGATTTCAAGCTACGAACCATATCCGTTTCAAGGCACCGGAACCGGTGCACTTTCGCTCGCCACGCGCACAAGCGGGCCGAATTATCTGTTTCCGTTTCAGGTCGTCGAGAACGTCTCGTGTGAGCAGTTGAATATCATCGTGTCGATGAGCTTCATCACAGGGAGCACGTCTGCGTTTTCTCAACAAGTGGCGCTTCGGTACGGCCTGTTTTCTCGCCCGACGAACTCAAACAGCACGCGACTTTATTCGATGCTTGCCAATACCATCGCGCTTTTCAACGCGTCGTACTCAAATAGTTCAATGTCGTTCACATGGCAGGGCGCGACATCAAACGGCGCATACGGCTCGACGACCAGCACGGCGACAAATGTCAGCATGTCGTCGCTTTTCACCGGGTTGAAGCAGATTCAGTTGAACATGGCGACGTTGTTGACGCCGGGGCAATACTGGCTTGCGCTGCACAACTACATGGACTATGTGAGTTTTTCTTCGTCCGGGCTGAGGCTCAGTCTCTACGGAAACAGCCAAACACTCACGGCAGTTGCGCCGATGGGGCAGAATTCCAGCGCATTCTCAAGCGGGACGAACAATTACAATGCGCTCGGCGGCAATTGGAACGGGCTCCACGGTTCATATTCCACAAACGCCGCAACGCTGGCGACGGAAATCTCAATTTCCAGTATATTCAGGAATGTGACCGTCATGCCATACATGCGGTTTGTGAAGATATCGTGACATAGGAGCAAGCTATGAAACTGGACATAGGATGTGGGAAGAACAAGAGAGATGGATTTCACGGAGTAGACGCAATCGCCTTCGATGGCGTTGATACCGTGTTCGACGTGCGTAATACGCCATGGCCGTGGGCCGATGGCTCGGTCGAGGAGGCGCATTGCTCGCATTTCATCGAGCACCTTGATGGACCCGAGCGCGTGAAGTTCTATAACGAGCTTTACCGGGTGATGAAGGCCGGGGCGAGTGCAACGGTGATCGTGCCGCACTGGGCGAGCGGAAGAGCCTACGGCGACCCGACGCACAAGTTCCCGCCCGTGGTGGAGTTCTCGTTCTACTACTTATCAAAGGAATGGCGTGCTACGAATGCGCCGCACGTTGGGCTTGAATGTGATTTCAATGTGACGTGGGGGTATACGCTTTCGCCTCAGTGGGTCAATCGCAACACGGAGGCTCAGGCGTTTGCGGTGAATCACTACCGCGAGGTGGCTCAAGATCTCACGGCGACGATGGTGAAAAAATGAGCATCATCGTTCAAGATACGGCTGGCCTTCGCAACTCGAAGATCGAAGAAGGCGCTGCGCGTATCATCAGGGATGGATCGTGGAAGAATCAGCGGATCGTCGTGGTGATACCGACGGGGAACACGATATCCGCGAAGGTGGCGCTGTCGCACTGGAACCTGGCTTTCCCGCCAAACAACGGTGTGGTGCGAATCCTTGCGCAAGGGATGGAAGTTGGCCGCGCATACAGCGAAGCGATTGCTGGGATCTTGGAACATCCGGTGCTCAAGGATTGGGAATACATCCTGACCATTGAACACGACAACATGCCGCCGCCTGATGGCGCGATCAAGTTGGCGAGGCAGATGGAGGCGCATCCCGAGTTTGCTTGTATCGGCGGGCTGTACTGGACAAAGGGCGAGGGTGGGGTGCCGCAGATATGGGGCGACCCGAAAGATCCGCTGATGAACTTCCGGCCGCAACCACCGGACCCGGCGGGTGGACTGGTGGAGTGTTGCGGCACCGGGATGGGATTCAACCTTTGGCGCGTGTCGATGTTCAAGGATACGCGCATACCGAGGCCATGGTTTGAGACGAAGGCCGGCAAAGACGGAATCGGGACGCAGGACTTGGCGTTCTGGGGAGAGGCGCGGAAGTATGGCTATCGGTGCGCCATTGATTGCAGCGTGGCGGTCGGGCACTACGACATGGATGGTGCATTCGGGCCGCCCGATACGGTGTGGTAACGGATGATTGACCTCTCAAACATCCCAACCGAGGAACTTCACAAGATAGACTTCGTGGAGATTCCGGGGATGTACAAGGCATCCGATTGGGGCAAAGAATGTCACCGGCTTCGCGTGGACGAGGCCCTTGTCGCAGGCGCGGCCGGTACAGGAAAGTCTCTCTGGGGTCTTCATGACGCCATGCCGGTCGTCATTGTGGCGCACGAGCTTTGTCGCCGTGGGATTGTGAAGTGGGGTGAGCTGGTGGACGATCAGTGTCTCCACCTTCGTCGCAAGACGGGTGGCCTCGACACCACGATCCGCCGTGCAGCGCCGATCTTCAAGGCCATCGACCCGGACGTGAGATTCCGGGAAAAGAGCCTGACGTTTGTGTTTTCGAGCGGGCTACGGTTTGTGTTCGGCCACTGTAAGGATCCAACGGACTGGGAGAACTACTACACGCATTCCTACGTCCACACGTTCTTCGACGAGTTGACGCAGTTCACTCGTGAACAGTACGAGCAGATATCGTCGCGTTCTCGCGCCACGAACCCGGTCCTGCGAAAGATGGTTTCGGTGCGGTCGGCGTCCAACCCTGGGCCTGGATGGGTGCGGGATCTCTTTGTAGATCCAGCGCCCGGCGGTCGGAAGATTCTCACCCGCAAACTGGACGACGGCACGACGGCGACCCGCATCTTCATCCCGGCTACCATTGACGACAACCCGGACAAGGGATTCGTGGAGCAGTTCAAGCGGCAACTCATGCGCCGCCCCGAGCACATCAAGCGGGCGTTGCTTTACGGCGACTGGTGGGTGACGGCCGACTCGTTCTTCGCGGAGCACTGGCGCCCGGACTTGCACATCATCGACCCGTTTAAGATCCCCGGTGATTGGCCGCGGTTCCGAAGCCTCGATTGGGGTTACAAGAGCTACGGGTGTGTGTTGTGGTTTGCCGTGGATCCAGACGGAAACCTACTGGTCGAGCGTGAGTACACCTTCCGATTTAAGGACGGGGACGAGGTGGCGAAGGATATCCGGGCCATCGAGGAGAAGATGGGGCTTTGGGCAGGCAGGCGGTCGAAGATCACCGGTCCCGCCGACCACAATCTTTGGGGCGAGGTGTCTTCCGCCGAGTCACACGCCGACAAGATGATGCGCCACGGGGTGACGTGGGTGCGCGCTGATAAGAAGTCCCGCCGAATGAACGCGGAGCGGGTGCTTGGGCGACTGGATTCCCACAACAATGGGCTGATTCGACCCGGATTGTGTTTTTTCAGGGGCATGACGGACAACTGCATCAAGACGATCCCAACATTGCCTTCGGACCTGGAGAACCACGACGAGGACAAACGGGACGCGCCGGTAAAGTGCGACTACGACCACTGGTATGATGCGCTCGCCTACGGGGCTGCATACCGGACGGTAGACGGCGAATCGCTCAAGCGGCAGATTGAGAACCGCCAGCGAAAAGCGTACGACGACGAGGACGACGACGGGCGCAAGCGCAAAAAGAAATCAGTTGGCGGGTGGGGTAGGCTAGGATATGGGGCGAATTACTAGGAGACGGCATGGCGTACGAACAAGATACCGACGAAGAAATTGCGATTGACGACGTTGCGGCTCCCGCGGCTGAGGCGACGGTGCTCATCGACCCCGAATCCTCGAATTTGGCGGAAGACCTCAGCGCATCCGAGGAGGGCAAGGCGATTCTCAAGGAGATCGCCGAGCAGGTTTGTGAGGACTTCGACGAAGCCTACGAGTCTTCCGAGGAATATCGGGCCAAGGTGGCCGACAACTACAAGATCTATTCGGGTTTTCTGCCGCCGAAGATGAAGCCTTTTGAGAATTGTTCGAACGTCCACATTCCAATCATGTTGGAGGGCGTTTCGAGGCTTGAGGCTCGCACTTACGCCGAGGTTTTCTTGACAGGTGCGCCGCTTTTGTCGGCTACGCCGGTTGAGCCAGGGGAGATCGCGCAAATCGAGGCTGCGATGGTCACGAAACACTCGGATTGGCAGTTCACGGAGAAAATCGTGGATTTCCGTCGCCAGATGCAACGTGCGTGCCATTTGTTCTACAACGTGGGGGATTTCACGGTGCATTCGTTCTACGACGAGCGTTTGCGGTCGAATCGGCATGAGGTTTTGACGGTGGACGACTTCTACACGCCGTATTCGCACGTTTCGACGATGCCGGATTACTCGGATGTGCCCTACAAGATCAAGCTCTTGCGCTACCGCAAGAACGACCTTTTGAAGATGAAGAAGGCGGGCTGGGTGGGCGTGGATGCCGTGATCAAGCGCGAGGCGCCGGGATACGACGGGGAGATTGAGGACAAGCTGCGCACGTCGATTGCCGAGGCAGAGGGTTTAGTTGCCCCGGATTCATCGACTCGCAACGGGCAATATAAGCTGTACCACTACGATGGATCGTTTCAGTTCCCCGACGATGACGAGGCACGTCCAATCACGGCGATTGTGGATTCTGAGACGAAGACGGTCATGCGGCTGTTTATTCGTGAGGAAGTGGACTGGCAGGACCAGATCCGTTTTGACCGTCAGGTGAAAGAGCGCGCGGATTTTCTGGAGGCCAACGAACAGTTCATGGTTGCCGCGCAGAACTACCCGATGGTAAAGGCGGAATACGACGCTTTCGCGGCCGAGCGTCAGATGGCAGTGGCGGCACTGTCGCAGACGCTCGACGAGCAGGAGCAGGCGGCGATGGACGTGGCGATGCAGGCGGACGATCCGGGTCCACCACGGGAGCCCGTGGCGCCGATTGCGCCGGGTTGGATGGAGATAGGGATTGACCCGATAACGGGCGCTCCGGTCTACCCTGAGCCCGCGCCACCGCGCCGGGTGCCGATGGAGATGTTCTCTCACGCGATCTGCATGGAAAACATGCTAGGGACGCTTGGACTTTCCCCGGGCGGGATGTACGCCGACATGAACCGAGCGGCGAACAACACCTTCAACCAGCTTTCTGACAGCGCCACGTTTGCGAACGTGGGGAGCTACATCACGTCGGACCTGGT